ACAAATAAAATTAGTTAGACTGCAAAGTGGTGAAGATATCATTGCAGTTTATGTAGAAGATCCAGAAAGTGAGATGGTGCAGTTGATTAATCCTATGACTGTCTTCTTTAAGAAACTTGCTTCTGGTTCTTCTCTACTAATGGTTTCTCCTTGGCTTCCAGTTGAAATAGTAGAAAATGATTCTGCAACAATTTACACATCTGACATTCTTACTGTTGTGGATCCAAAACAGAATGTGATTGACTACTATTACAAAACATTACTCGAATTAGAAAAGTACAAACAAGAAGAACAATCTTCTGAAAGTGTTCTTGATTGGGGTGATGAAGATGAGGAGGAAGAATCTCTGAGTGAAGAAGAAATTAAGGAAGCTTTAGAAGAACTTAAGACTAATAAAAAGTTGTTACATTAATTTTCAAACGGCAACACCGAGACTATACATGTTGTCAAGTGCTAAAAGAGGCAAATATTATGGCTACAAAATCAAATCACTATATCAACAACGCAGACTTTCTAGAGGCCCTCATCACCTATCAGAAAGATTGTAAGAAGGCAAAAAAAGAAAAGAAAGCTGACCCACCAATTCCAAATTACATTGGTGAATGTTTTCTTAAGATTGCTGACCACCTTTCTCGCAAACCAAACTTCATCTCTTATTCTTTCCGTGATGAAATGATTGCAGACGGCATTGAAAACTGCCTGATGTATTTCAGAAACTTTGATCCGGCAAAAAGTAAAAATCCATTTGCTTATTTTACTCAAATCATATATTATGCTTTTCTCCGTCGCATCATGAAAGAAAAGAAACAACTGTATGTCAAGTATAAAGCCACTGAACAATTTGGATTGCTTGATGAAGGTGAGATGTATGAAGATGAGAATGGGAACATGAAACAGTTTGAGTTGTATGATAACATTTCTGAATTCATCCACAATTTTGAAGAAAACAAAAAGAAAAAGAAAACCAAATCAAAAGGTGTGGAGAAGTTCGTAGAGGAAGAATAATTGAAGATTGTAATTCTTGGTGATACACACTTTGGTGCTCGTGGCGATTCATTGGATTTCCATAAACACTTTGAAAAATTTTATGATGAGGTATTTTTTCCTTATCTCAATGACAATGACATTAAAGTAATCTTTCAGATGGGTGATCTCTTTGATCGCCGCAAGTTTATTAATTTTAATACACTGCATCTGTGCCGACAATACTTTTTTGATCGTTGCCAAATCTTAGGCATTAAAGTACACACACTACTTGGTAACCACGATGTGGCTTTCAAGAACACACTTGAGGTAAACTCAACTGGATTATTGTTGAATGAATATGAAAACATTGAATACTACGATGATTTCGATACAGTGGAATTTGATGGTGTAAAGATTGATGTTGTGCCTTGGTTATGTGACAGTAACGAAAAAGAAATCTTACAGAAGATGAAGTCTTCTACTGCACAGATTTGTTTCGGTCACTTTGAGATTGCAGGCTTTGAAATGGATCGAGGCAATGTATGTGACCATGGTCTTGACAAGAACATATTAAAGAAGTATGATATCGTGTTATCTGGTCACTTTCATCACAAATCATCTGACGGCAATATTACTTACGTTGGTACTCCTTATGAGATGACTTGGGCAGACTATAATGACCCAAAAGGTTTTCATATCTTTGATACGGATACAAGAGAGATGGAGTTCGTTCGCAACCCATTTCAAATGTTTAATAAGGTAGTCTATGATGACGGTGAAACAGACTTTGAATATTGGAAGGCATATGATTTCGCAAGTCTAAAGAACACATATGTTAAAGTAGTTGTGTTAAATAAACAGAACCCTTATTTGTTCGACCATGTTTTAGATAGCTTGTACAAGACTGGTATCTGTGATATTAGTATCGTTGAAGACTTCACAGATATTTTAATTGATACTGACCAAGAGATTATTGACCAGGCCGAAGACACTATGACCATCTTGTCTAAGTATATTGATAACCTTGCACTTGATGTTGAACCTGAAAAATTGAAAACTGTTATGCGCGAACTATATGTTGAGGCATTGAATACTGAAATCGCAGAATGATTCTATTTCGTAATGTACGTTGGAAGAACCTGTTAAGTACAGGTAACCACTTCACTGAAATTAAACTTGACGGCAACACAAACACACTTGTTGTCGGTGAAAACGGATCAGGCAAATCAACTATGCTTGATGCGTTATGTTTTGGTTTGTTTGGTAAACCTTTCCGTAATATTAATAAACCACAACTAGTAAACTCTATTAACAATAAAGAAACTGTTGTTGAGGTTGAGTTTGATACTGGCAATAAATCATATAAAGTAGTTCGAGGAATTAAACCAAACAAGTTCGAAATATATCAGAACGGCGAACTACTTAATCAAGATGCGGCTGCTAGAGACTATCAAGAATTCTTAGAGAAGTTCATTCTCAAGATGAACTACAAGTCCTTTACGCAGATTGTAATTCTTGGTTCTGCCTCTTTTACTCCGTTCATGCAGTTATCAGCTGCTGATCGCCGAGCTATCATTGAAGACCTTCTTGATATTCAAATCTTTTCTACGATGAATGGTTTGGTAAAAGAAAGGTTGTCATCTAATAAAGAGAATCTTTCTGATCTAAAACATCAAATTGAATTGCAACAGCAAAAGTACGATATGCAGAAGAAGCATATTGATGAACTTAAACAAAACAATGAAGATAAGGTGAACGAATATGTTACGGAAATACAACTGCATAGTGATACAGTGGCCAACTTATTACAAAATGTTGCCGTCTTGGGAACCGAAACGGAACAACTCCAATTGGTGGTTGAATTACAAATTGAAACTGAGGCTAAAGTCAAGAAGATTACAAAACTTGAATCACAAATTGAAACGAACTTATCCAAACTACGGAAGGATATCAGTTTCTTCCAATCACATGATGATTGTCCAACCTGTCGGCAAGCCATTGCCAGTGAATTTAAAGAAGAAGAGCTTAACACTCTCTCGACCAAAGCCAATAACTGTGAGCAAGGACTTTCTGAATTAGAAAAGAAACTCAACGAAGAACAACAAAAGTTAAACAAGATTAATGATGCACAGAAACTAATCAACAAGAAGCAGGTTGAAATTGCAACAGCAAATGCAACTATCACCGAAACAAATAAGATGATTGTTCGTTTGCAAAAGTTGGTCGATGAATTGAAAAGTTCTACTGTTGTTACCGATAAAGAAGAACAAGAATTAAAAGTAATATATGGTGGACTAACAGATTTAAAAGGTCAGATAAAAGATCTTATCGATGAAAAGACTTATCTTGATGCGGCATCTTTGTTGTTGAAAGATTCTGGTATCAAGACAAAGATTGTCAAACAATACTTGCCTATCATAAACAAACTTGTAAACAAATATCTCGCCTCTTTAGATTTCTTTGTGAACTTTAACCTTGACGAATCGTTCAAAGAGACAATCAAATCTCGGCATCGTGATGAGTTTACCTATAATAACTTTTCGGAAGGTGAGAAACAGAGAATTGACATGGCTCTAATGTTAACCTGGAGAGCTATTGCCAAATTGAAGAATTCATCCAATACTAATCTTTTAATTCTAGATGAGACGTTCGATTCAAGTTTAGATGCAAATGGTACGGAAGAGTTGATGAAGATTCTTCACATGTTAGAAGATGTAAACTTGTTTGTTATTTCCCACAAAGGAGATATCTTACAAGATAAATTTAGAAATGTGATTCGGTTCCAAAAAGAGAAAAACTTTTCAAGGATTTTAAAATGAGACCTGGAATATTACATGAATTTGAACAAGGCAATAAAACTGCCACAGTTTACACTAGAGGTAAAGACGGATTCAGAGTAGTTCTTTATGATATCTATACTGAAATTTCTGTCGAAACATATTTTACTAACGAAACGCAAGCTGAAGAGTTTGCAGAGGATTGGGTGTTACAATGAGTGATGAAGTTTTAGTTATAGATACCGGTTCTTCAACCACAGAAAAAAAAGTTATTGAACCTTTGCCATTATATGGCCAAGATTATCCTATGTTGTCAGATGAACTTCCTGTTTATTCTGATCCATTACCAAATCCAATTATGGACAATTTGGTCGAACGGCTCAAACTTACCATGAAAGCTTATGGTGGTATCGGTCTTTCGGCAAATCAATGTGGCGTATTCGAACGTGTCTTTGTTATTGGTGCCGGCGACTTTCAGTTAGTCTGTATCAACCCAAAAGTAATTGAGGCAAGTACAGAACTGGTTAAAGATAATGAAGGTTGCCTCTCTTATCCTGGTTTATTTGTTAAGATAGAAAGACCTCGATCCATTCGTGTTGAGTTTCTAGACCAAACAGGTGAGAAGCGAGAGATGTCATTAGAAGGTTTGACAGCAAGATGTTTCTTACATGAATTGGAACATATGAATGGTAAAAGTTTCACCGATAATGTTGGTCCTGTAGCTTTACGATTGGCAAAACAGAAACAACAAAAACGAATTAAAAAATTCCAAAGAATGAGTAAAGCCGCATAATGAGTTACACCTTTGATCCTAAAGATGATGTCGAAGCACAATGGCAGAAGTGGTTAGATTCTGGTATTGAATATCAAGATATCGATGTTGACGAACTTAAAGAGAGAACCATCGAAGAACTGACATATGTTTCTCGAATGGATGTTAAAGAATACACACTATTTCAAAAGTGGTGTGAAGTACAAGAAAAATATCCAACTATCACCGTCAACGATCTTTGGGAAGGCGAGAAAAAAGTATTGCAGGATGACAAACAACGCCGTGCGATTCAAGAGATCAAGGCCAACATCTGGATGCCAAATGATCCTGATGATTACCTAAAACTTGAACCGCAATTGTTGTATACAAATAAAGACAAAGAACTGCCTGAATTGTGGAATACTATTCGTACATTTTCTTCCACAATGAAAAACAATTCTAACATTGGCAGAAATCTTAACTTCATTATTCAAGATAAAGTCACCGAGAAGTATCTTGGTGTGATGTGCATTTCATCTGACTTCTTAGATTTGACACCGAGAGATAACTTTATTGGTTGGCCAAGAGACTTGAAGACAACTGGTGGCAAGATTAATCACACTGCCATCGGTTCTACGATTGTTCCTTTGCAACCTCTTGGTTTCAATTATGTTGGTGGTAAACTATTGGCTTTGCTTTGTTTGGCCGATCCTATTCAAGAACTGTGGGAGAAACTGTATGGCGACAAGTTGGTCGGTGTGACAACAACATCTCTATATGGTAAAACAAAAGCTGGTGGGTTGTCTCAATACGATAATCTGGACCACTGGCAGCCGATGGGCTTTACCAGTGGTTCAGTTTCGTTTGAACCTTTAAAAGAAACACGATATATGATTCGTGAGTGGTTGAAAACAAATTATACTAGACAATACTTTGAGTGGTATGTTGCAAAGAAACCGTCTGGTCAACCACATAAACGTGACCATAAGAATCGTTCATTGAATTTCACTTACTCTAAACTCAGTATACCAAAAGAACTTATTCGTTCTGAACATGCACGTGGAATTTATTTCTCACCTCTGTATGATAAGACTTGTGAATTCTTACGTGGTGAAGAAGTAGATAAGATGACGAAACTTTTTGATACAAGTACAGAAGCCTTGACTGATTTGTGGAAACAGAAACATGCCAAGCCAAGAATCAAACAATTGGTGAAGAAGAACAAAGTATCCAACGAATCATTGTTTTATGATGATCTGATTTACCTTACATGGGAACAGGCAAAAGAAAAATATTTGCCTCAAGTTGGTCGATAAAACCGCTTGACAAAGCCTAAGTAATCAAGTAAGATTTACTCTCATGCGGCAGGTCCGTGACGGTCTACCCCCGTAGATAGTGTGGTTAAACTCCTCACTGCCGCTCCAAATTCTCCTTATAAATCAACAGCTTACCGCTGTTGACTTTCCTCTAGTCTCCGTCTATAATATTAATATATTGATCGAGGAGTTTACTATGTCCGTTTACATTAATAATGATTCTTATCTTCAGCAAATGGCCGAAGAAGAAGAAATGCATTTTTATTCTTGCGTGAATGACGTAAAAGAAGCCTTTGATTATCATGGTCTACCTGCCATTTTGCATGAGGTAATGAAAGAACCTAAGTATGCGAAAATGGTTGCTGCTTATTTCAATAACGAAACTGTGAGTGCCGAATAATGTCTTTTACCATACAAAGTAAATCACAACTCGCCAAACTGTTGGCGACCGAAAATATCCGTATTGAACACCGCAAACTCCGTACGGCATCATTTGATCCTAAGAATCGTGTA